GTACGGGCCCAATGCCCAATGACCGGAGTCTCCGCGTCGCTCGTTAGAATGGCCAACGCCTTGGCAAAACATTCTTCCTCGGGTGTCACTTGGTTGAGGGCAGCACTCGCACTCAGATGCAAACGGGGCAGCTGGCGGCGAAAATCACAACAGGAGTTGGGGTCCCCCCACACTGGGGAGTACCATCTCGCTAAAAAGCTGCAACGATCGCCGTTCTGTCTACTTCTGAGATTGGCTTTGACTTTGAGGCCCCATTCAACAAGGGCCGCCTCGTATCGTGCCAAATCAGGCTGTCCTGGGAACGACATGAGTCCATCGTCCCCGGCTACCACGACACAGTTGTCAAAATAGGCCAACGTGTCAATGGTCTCCATCCCACACCTACGCAGCGCATAGTATACTGCAATAGCATTGAAGAGGGTGTTCATCACCGATGTCTCAGGAGATCCCGTGAGACGTGAGTATCCAGTATAGTACCGGAAACCATTGGTGGAAACGGCGTTACAAGCCACGCTATTCTCGTAGAGGGTCATAACCCACTTTAGCCAACCTGTTCCGCCAAACATCCTCTCCAGCGCCATCGCGCATGCCACACGCGAGAGTTTGAGAATGCGCCCGTCGTATCGGGAGTAGTCAGTCTCCACAGCAAAATCACCTCTGCTGAGGATACGAGCCACGCGTTCAGCTGTGGCTCTAGGAGCGTGGCCAAATCCATACCACGGGTACTCTTTCAACGCCGCAGCAATGGCTCCACACACCTGACTGTAGGGAAGCTTATGAGGGCCATCGTCGTTCAAAACGGTACGTGGCTCCTTAATCTCAGCATATGACTCAAGCTTCAGCATCGCTTTGGTCATCTGTGCCTTCGATCTGGGATCAAACCCGCGAACGAGCGTGTCAGACGAGCGTGTCAGCAATCTGACGCCGCTGTCCAGGCCTGGTCTGCCTCAACTCAACCTCCTCCACCCCTTGCACGACAAGGCCATGTGGCAGGATTGTCACGAACTCGCTGATGATGTCAAACATTTCCACGGTCATCTCCACGTCTACCTCCTTCATGAGAACCTCTGCCGTTTGGAAACACAATAAACGTG